CGGCAGTTTCTGCCAAGCTGCGTGGTAAGTTGAAAGACGATTTCAACGCGGCGGTTGCCATGGCCGAAGTAAGCAAGTCTGTCGATCTCATCGCCTCAACAGCGAGAAAGATCGGTCAGGCATTGCTGGCCGTCAAAAGTGGCAACACTAAGCGGGCTCTTGAGCTCCTTGGTAACCCGAAGTTTAAGAAACTGAACTGGCGGGATAGGTCATCAATCAGACGTAATCACCGGTCCAAACGTGAGCGAGAAATCGCAAGCAAATGGCTGGAGTTGCAATATGGTTGGTTGCCGCTGTATAACGACGTGTATAACGCCGTTGAACACGCTACAAAAAAGAGTCCGCCTGGCAATCCCATCGTGAGATGCGGTGTGTCCAGCGTGGTCCGTAGCGACAACGTTTTTCCATGGACATCGAATCCCTTCGGGATCTCGATGACGCAACGCTATATCCTTTCGGGTAGAGTGGGGCGTAGAATGGTCGTCGAATACCAAATCGACAGTGCCTATCTAAACCGTGTGTCAAATGTAGGTCTTACCAATCCACTGGTCGTGGCTTGGGAGCTTGTGCCTTTCAGCTTCGCTGTAGACTGGTTCCTTCCTTTAGGGAACTGGTTGAGCGGGTTGGATGCTACAATGGGACTGACCTTCTTGCGAGGGTCTTCAACGTTCTATTATAGCGTACAACAGAAGGTAGAGTTTGCTGCTCTTAAAAATAGCTTAGGTTCGGACGTATTCTTTCAGGGCACGCAGGAGTTCGCGTTCAAAAAACGCGAAGGTATGGCGAGCTTCCCCGAGATTCAGCGTCCGGTTGTTAAAAATCCGATATCTACTGGCCACGCGGCGAATGCCCTGGCCCTCTTAGTGTCGATCTTTCATAAGTGAGTTTATAAACTATGTCTACTCAGACTGCTCTGACGGTTTTGACCCGTGGCACGGCAAATGGCGCTGCTACCGCGAACGTCACCTACAACCCCGTTTACGCTTCCCAACGGAACGAAAACGGGTTTCTGGTGTCGGTTTGGCAGGAACGCACCGCTACGAGTCCGCTCGGCTACAGTGACCTTACGGTCATGTCGAAACCCGCACTTGGGAACGTTCCCATGCAGCGACTCAACGTCCGATTGGTTCTTCCAACCCTCGAGACACTGAGTACGAGCTCCGGCAGCGGTTATACCGCGAAGCCAAAGGTGGCTTACACGAACGAGATCAAACTCGAAGCCCTGATGCCAACGCAAGGGACCAAGGAAGAGAAGTGGGAACTGCACTCGCGTGCTGTTTCCGCATTCTCGAACGCGGTCATTCTTGCGTTGTTCAAGGACAACGAGCAAGTTTCGTAATCAACCCCCTGAGGGGTGTATAGTGTAACCGGAGTACGTTATCATGTCACATCGTCGTGTCTTTTCAGGACGACGCCGTCTTACGACGGACGAGGCCGCTTTACGACTTTACGAACTTTTGGACACACCTGTGTCCTTGGGTTGCTATCTTCGGTTGAAATATAACGAAGTGCGCGACCTGATAACCAAAGTTGCAGTAAAGCCGACCGACTACTGTTTGATGATTGTCAAGGAGATGCATCCGCATCTCCGCGAATCAGCCGAGAGAAATCTCGCTGAACGTTTTCGCAAAGATTATCAAGCTGTAAGTTTGCTCTCTAAACTCGACCGCGAGGTCGGGATAGATAAGGAGCTGGTTGCCTTTCAGAAATGGGAGGAAGCGGAAAGGAGTAACCTTTCCACGAACGACCGATTGAGGTTCTACTATGACCCGGAAAAGGGTGGCTACCGCCATCCCAACTATGGTCCGTACGCAGAGCATTTGCACTGCGCGCGAAAAATTATAGCTAGAGTACTTGGACGGTTTACGTGGTCGGAGGCTGCACGACATTTTGACCATGGCCCCGGCACCTGCCGGCAAGCTCGTGGTCGACGTGTCGATCTTTCAAGAAAATATGCGGGTCTTCCCGCGGTTTCGCCTCAAGCCACCGCAATCGCAGCACTTGCCATCGGAATGACTCCCGTATGGTTTGAAAGTCTGACCGGGGTAACCCCAGTAGGACCGTGCAGCTACCTAGGTGTGGTAGTTGATGATGCTGTGTCTGTTTCCTTTGTGCCTAAAAACGCGAAGACTTTCCGAGCGATCGGAATAGAACCGTTAATGAACGTCTACCTCCAGAAGGGGGTGGGCGCCGTGATACGGAACAGGCTAAAACGCGTTGGTATCAATCTAGATAGTCAAGGGAATAACCAAGCAGGCGCTTTCATGGCTTCGACAGACAACGGATACGCGACACTGGATTTATCCAGTGCAAGCGACACCGTGTCAATAGAGCTCGTGAGAGATCTGCTTCCCGACGACTGGTTTCACGTGCTGAACTCCCTGAGATGCTCCCTGAGCGAAATCAAAGGGACTCATATTAAGAACCAAAAGTTCTCAAGTATGGGTAACGGTTTTACATTTGAACTTGAAAGTCTCCTTTTCTATGGTTTGTCAAAAGCTGTAGAAGAACTGCGCGAAACCTCTAACGAGGTTCTCGTGTACGGTGATGACATTATCGTACACAAAGAGACAGCGAAGGATTTAGTTCCTTTACTGGCTTTCTGCGGGTTCTCCGTGAATGAAACCAAAAGTTTCTTCGAGGGGTATTTCTATGAAAGTTGCGGTCGAGATTTCTTTCTAGGTTACGACGTACGCCCTTTCTTCATCAGAAAGGAGCTGGAGGATGTCCAAGACTACTACCTCCTATACAACCAGTGTAGGGCAAGCGATCGCAATGTCGATCGCCCTTATCGTACTCCTATGTACGGCCCTATTCTTGGTAGTATTTACTGTAGCGTACGCCCGAAGTTTCGGTATTCCGTCCCCTATCATTGGGGCGACGATACCGGCTTCCAGCAGAGCTTCGACGAAGCTTGCCCCTCCCTCGCAAGAGGAAGAGGCTGGGGAGTCTTCCGATTCCCCTACTGGCAGTCGCTTCCCAACACGGTAAAACGTGAAGGGAACTCTTTGATGGCTGCAAAGCTATCAAGGCTGTCGGAAACATGCTGCCTTGCCCTGGATTCGCACCCTGGGCTTGCAAGGGTAGCCAAATGGCTATTCCCTGAGACAGTACGCACCGGC